CACCTAGATATATTTCTTCCAGTTCCTGACCGCCGGCCATGAAGGAATCGAATGGCACGAAGCCGGGCATCTTCTCGGGGGAAATATAGAGCCGGGCTTTTTGGTCGTCGGACGAGTAGTACCCAAACCACCAGAACTTTTTGAACCTGGATACCACATCGCCAGCTGTACCATCTTCGACAAATCCTGCGTCACCAAAAGATGCGATCCAATTTCCAGCACTATCAAGAGTCATTCTTTCTATACTCGCAAACGGTTCAATAAGATCAAAATCACCAGAATCCATCCCGGCAGCTTGCCCTATCCTGGTAAGCTCCGGAGAGCTATTACTGAGATCCCACTCCACACCATACGCGTCATCTGGGATATTGTGAGCTACCAGCTCTCCTATTCTTGCCCCTGTTAAGCCGGAATGCGCACCATAAAAATGAGGAACGTAACCGCACCGCCCTTTGTTTGTGCGATTCAGCATTCTTGTTTTAACTTCCTGCTCTGTGAGTTCTTCTATGCTGAGACTGATCTTTTTCTTCTGCCATTTTCTGTATGCCATTTTCTGCCTCCCAGTTCAAAGAATGAAGGGGCCGGAGCCCCTCCATCAGAGAGTTTTTTCGTCAATTACTTCTTTGGTTCCAAGACTCTTCACGATCGCTTCCTTCAGTTCTTCGAGAACAACGTTCGTGGCCACACACTGGAGCGTAACCTTGTTGTTCTCAATGAACTTGTCTGATTCAATCGTGATTGGACCTTTAATTGTGGTTTTTGTTGGATTCTCGAACTTTGCTAACAGTTTCCCGTTACCATCGTAAAGCTCAATCTCATAAACGATGTTCATAGCATCACCTACGATGTGATGTCGGTCGGGGCGCCCACAATCTGCATCCTGAGTGTTACCTGAGCTTTGTTACTGGTTGAGAATGTTGCGGAGATCGGTCTGACGTACTTGTACTGCTTCCCAAATGCTTTGGCACTTCCACTGTTGTTGAATAGAACCTTCATGCCGATCGTGAACCAGTCGGTTGCAAGGTTCGCAGATACGGTAGTACCGTCGATGGACTTCTTCAGGTACGCCGAACCGTCGTTCGTGGACTTGAGCGCGGTTGAGCCGGTGCTATCTTTGTGATTGTTGAACCATTCGTTGAGTGCGTACTTGTTTGACGTAACATCTGCATCGTTGATATCAACCGCGATTGAGAACTCGGGCAGATTGATTGTGTCGTCGCCCTCTTCGATCGAATTGAACACGCCTTGAGGGGCATAACCCTCGGCGGGTGCGTCTATGACAGGCTCGGGCAGTTCCGGCACGTCGGCATACCCGGTGATGGTCTCGGTGAATGGTGTGGGAGCCGTGCCATCAAACAGTGAGATGGTCACGTGCTTCTTTCTAAGATATGGTCTTCCCATGAGAAGTTCCTCCTTTTACTCGATGAATTCGTAGTACACCGTCAACGCTCTGACGGCATAGTTGCTGATTGTTGATTGCTGTGATAGCTCGTATCTGGAGATCTGAAGTTCTCCGACTTGAGTGGGTGCCGCCGGAGGTTCGCCCTCTTCAGGTGGTTCGCCCTCTTCAGGTGGTGTATATCCTACATAATCCAGGACGGGGATCGCGCCTGAGCTATCCAGCCCTGCCGTGAGAGTGCCGATGATAGTGTCAAGCGTTGCAACGCTCTTGCTGTGTACCAGGAGCTGCGCAAAATCGTACTGGTACGCTTTTCTGTCATCCTGTGCCCTCCCCATCGAGGTCTGAAGCTCGATGAAGGTGTCCTCGGTCATGTTCTCGTTTTTTCGATCTATGTACCATGTCCCCGAGCTGTACTTTCCTGAAAAGTACATCCTCAGAGACGCTTGAATATTTCGGTAGAGAGCGGCTGTCATTGTGCCTCCCTCCTCTTTTTCTCGATCCAGGCTTCGATTCTGGAACGTATGAATTCAGGGGCCTTCAATCTCCAGTCCTCAAGAGTCCTGCGGACGAAGCCCGCACTCGCGGCTTGACCGTACTCGACATGAAAGATGTACTCTGTGTTGTTGTAAATGTGGTAGGCCATAGCATTTGCAATCTCGGTCAGATTCCAGTTGCCTCTCAAGTTCCCGGTCACCACAGGCGAATTGAGCTTGAGATCGGCAAGTATCGCGTGGGCCATGTCGCGGATAACGACCTTCGCACACTCGGGATCCATCTTTGCAGAAAGCGTCTGAAGGTATCTGTTCAGTTCATCCATATTGGAGCGGATGCGAGCGTCTCGATCGCCGTACTGTTTCATAGCGGGTTGACTCCGAGAACGAAGTATCCCTGCTTGATCTCCAGCACGTCAATACGGTAGTCTGAACTACTGATCTCCAGTATGTCTGATACTGAAACCTGAGCGGTGAGAATAACCTTCAGAGACTCAAGGGTCAGCTTGCCGTTGCTGCTCGCTATCTGATCCTGTCTCCACGAACCGACATATCCTGTCGTCTCGGTCTCTGTGGCGTATGTCGTGGTTTGTAGTCCTGTGAGCGGATCGATCGCGACTGTGGGATTCGACTTGATCGTGAAGCTAGTCTGCGGCAGCTTGTCTATGAAGTCAGGGTTGAGAGTCGCAAACTTGCTAAACATAGCGGATTCTCCGGTATCTATTGAGAGCGTCGAGAATCTTCTGTGAGTAGCTGCTCTCGTATGTGACCGAAGCGCCTTCGAGGCTCTGAGACTTTATACCCGAGTTCTCCAGGAGCTGATGATCCACCATGTCACAGGCCGTGAGTTGAAGAGCCGAGGGGAGATCCTCGTCGTCTTCGTATCCGCAGATACCCTTGATCTCGGCTTCGACCGCCGCGATCACTGCCGTTAGTTGAGTGTCTTGAGTCGAGCTTGTGATCCCCCTGAGTGCTTTGTATTGAGTCAATGTCAGGAGCGCCATATAGCACCTCCAAAAAAGGGGCCGTCTAGGCCCCTTCGTTAATATTCGAACTTGAATAGATATACCTCGACAGTAGGCACGCCGTTCGTAGCTACTGCGTTCCAGGTAATTTTCACCGAAATATAGCCTCCCGACTTCAAAAACTGGAAGGTTTCGAGTGGGCCGACTATGAGACTTGTGGTGTCCGTACCGGTGAGCGTAGTGCTCAGCGATCCTTTTGATGCACCTCCAAAGTCACCCGGGAGAATTTCGATAACTATACTGGTTGCATAAGCTGTGGGTGAAGCGTCGGAGAGTTCTGGGTCTATCTTGAACATAATGCCGATCCGCGGCGAGTCATACGCGAAATTGAATGTGCAGGCGTATGTATCTGTCGAGACATTGGTTGAGGTCGTGGCTACCAGCGTGAGAGTTGCCATATCGCTCAAGTCGAACTCTACGAAAGCTCGACCAGTGACTTCGGTTGGAGTGGCCGTGATGGTCGTACCAAAAGTAAGCCCTCCGACCAGGAGGGCGATAACAACAAGTAGGGTTGCAAGTTTTCTCATGATGTCACCTCTTAAGCCTTTGCCACAAGAAGATCGACGAGGCAAGTGGGCTGAACGACTTTGCGGCCGTACACGTAGAGTCCCTTGATCGCGTCCGCGAACATCTTCTCGACTCTGTACGCCTCGGTCTTGTTGACCTGACCGGCGAAGCTGATGGCCTCTCTGGTTCCTGCGAGGACGTGGTAATCTGTGCCTCCGACAGCGATGTCGAGGTTGTTGGACCAGAGTACAGAGAATCCGGCGACTACGGGGACGACTCCTGTGGCCATGTAGTTCTGCCACGCCTGCTTGTAATCGTCATCCTTGAGAAGAACTCCGTGGTACCAGGGCGGAATGACTATCCATCTACCCTCTCTGGGAACGTTGTGCTCATCCATCTCGACACCAACATCGACAATGAGGTCGTAGGGGTTCTTGTCTCCGGCTCCATTGCCGACGGAATAAGCGGCTCCGCCGTCGTCCATCGTTATGCCCGCGTCTCCGTGGAGACCCGCGATATCCTGGTCGATCAGGTCCGCAAGAGCGTATGCCGCTCTGGCCATAGCCTTGTCCATCAGTGTGACATTTGACTGGGCAGCGTCTACGTCATCGACGTAGAAGTTGTAATAGTGGAGCTGGTCGATGAGCAGGAGCTGTTGGGCGGAATCGAGCTGGTCGGGATCCGCGATCGCGACGTTTTTAACGTAAGGCTTTACTGTAATGTTGCCTATCTGGTTGATTCTAACTGTATCTCCGGCGGCTTTAATCTCGCCTTCGTAATCTGTATTCACGAGCTGTTTGAATACGAGATTCTTGTCGAGATGCCGCGTGAGTCTAGTGCTCCATATCTCGGGAATGAAGTTGTCAATTGGCATTGCTTTTCACCTTCCTTAGAGTTTAATTTTTCCTTCTTCGAACAACTTGTTGAACTTGGCCGGGTCTTTCTTGGCCATTTCCCTCGCCTGCTCGCGGGTTATCATTCCCGGCGCGGGATCGGGGTTGATGGGATCTCGACCGTTATTCTTGAGCAGTTGCTCCGTGAGCGCTTTTTTGTAGCTCTCCAAAGCCTGCTCATATGCGGCGAGGGTCTTTTCTGTGCTCTCCTCGTCAGAGCCGATCAGGTTATCCACGATATCAACAGGGAGTTTCTTTTCAGAGAGCTTCTTGATCGCCAGATTCTTCAGGGCTTCCTTTTTTCGAGCCGCCGATTCTTCGTTGAGCCGGGCTTCCAACTCCCTGATCTTCTTCTGTTCTGGCGTCTCTTGCGGATTTACTTTCGCGATTTCTTCATCCACCAGTTTCTTGAGGTTGTTTGCCTTCCAGGTCTCAAGGCCCTTAGTGTGAAAGGAATCGCGATAGCTTTTCAGCACGTCGTTCTTCTCGACAAACTCACCCACATTGTCTTTTGTGACGGTTGCCAACGGGTTGAATTTGGTCGTAAATTCCTTGACTTCTGGTGCTTCGAGGTTCTTGCCTATCAGTTCCAACGCTTCCTTGAGTTCCATATATATCTCCTGTCCCTCCGAGTGCCATATGCCCTCAGAGTGTTGTATTGTTTAGTTTCTTTTGCCTCTTCCATTCACTGTATGTTATGTAGTCGCTTATTCCCTTGCCTTGAATCATTCTCGTTCGAGGTTCGCTACCTTCAAACACGAAGATCGTCGTGCAACGACAGCTGATGTCTTCAGACGCGATCCCGAACATTCCCGGGGCCCGCGTCTTCAAACCTCGAATGTGAAAGTATCCGTCCTTGTCTTCTATCTGGCCATCAAGTTCTCGGTGAGTATCGCGAGTCTTATTATCGAGTGTAGACACCCACATTCTCTTGGCTTCTACACCCTTCTCCTGCATCTTCTGCATGGCTTCGAGCTGGGCCTCTTCCTTGCATCTATGACTCTCGGTCCATATGATTCTGGTAGCTTTGACATAGTTGTTCTCAAGCGCTCTCTTGAGCCGGTCCGCGGTCTTGAAGTAACTCTCGCCTTTGATGAGACCCTGTGTGACTTCCTGCCGGATACTCCAGAGAATCTCCTGCCGGTTCTTCTCGAGAACCTCATTTAGTGTGAGGCCCGAGACTGGATTCTGAATAGCCTTCTTGATGTAGTCTTTCGGGAGCTGATACCATCTGAGGTTGATTCCTGTCGCCTGTTCTGCTATCCAGCCCATGCGATTGTATCCTTCTGAATAGACTTCAGAGAGTAGAGTCTGGACCTCTCTCGCCTGAGTACGCGAGAGTTCGAGAATCGCTGCGTCGAGATCTTTCTGCATCTTTCTCAACCTGTCGTATTTCTGCATCTCGGCCAGCGTGAGCTTGCCGCTTCTTGAGAAAGTCTTGTAGTATTTTTCGAGCTGCTCTTTCGTGGCTTTGAGCGATTCGCGATAGGCTTTCTCAAGTTCTTTGAGCTGACGTTTCGTGAATCCGTCGTACCATCGCTCGAAGTCGTCGAAAGCGCCCTTAGTTGTTAGCGCCATCTTCCTCATCCTCTTCGAGGTTCACAGGCGGGTAGTAGTTCATCTGCTTCTCTCTCTGCTCGTCCATCATGTCAATCACAGCCTTCGGATCGTCAATGAAGGAAGCTAGACCGTACAATATCTCGTCAGGGATGATCCCTTTGAGTGTAGCAAGAACTTGGGCGTCTTTCTCCAGACTGATGGGGAGGTTTCGGGTAAACCTCTGAGTGATATTCAGCCAGTCAAGGTTGAATGCCGGGGCCGAGGCCAAGACCTTGAACATTCTCTGGTTGCTCGCCGAGAATTGCCGTTCAGCTGTGATACACTTGTTCTCAAGGCTGAGGAGCTTGTACTTTCTCGACTCGCCCGAGATGTCGCTGGTGAATTCTTTGTCGGCGAAGTTGACAGACTTGGAGAATCTGAGAATGTTGGCTTCGAGGCGATTGAGGTGTGAATCCACGGCTTCGATGTTGATGTTCTTCTCGATGAAGGCCATGTCGGCGCCTTCTGGGAG